ACTCTACACCATCCTGATAATACTCTGCGTCAGTATCATCACCACAGTCAAACTTAGAATCGCAGATGCAAACATCCTGATTCAGTTGTTCTTCTGTGAGTTGCTGTAACTGTTGCAGAAGTTGTTGGTAGGTCATGAGGTGTCTCAGGAACAAAGGTAGTATGGCAGGGATCTTGGAGAAGATCAAGACCCCTTGTGCCACTTTTAGAACTGGGTGGTTTTCACGATCTCCTCTGCAAGTTCATTACCAACAACACCAGCAATGAACTCTTGTGTGGAGTCATCATCCTCACCTTCAGCAACCCAGATGTCTTCAATTAGCATGTCAACATCAGTGTCACCTTGACCAGGATTCTGATCAAACGATGTCATCATCATCTGCACGGCATAGGATACAAGATCATCCATGTCCATGTTGTCAATTACACGATTGCAATGTGCAACCAGAAGATCTTGGACTTGTTCAGAAGTGAGAGTAGTCATAGTGTGCCTCGGAACAAAGGTAGTATGGCAGGGATCTTGGTGTTGTTCAAGATCCCTTGTGCCACTAGGTCAACTGTCCTCCAGCAGTTCAGGATAGTATTCTTCACATTCAGTGATCAATTCTTCATCAGAATACTTATCATAATTCTCATCCATCACATCATAACACATTTGGAGCAAACATTTCAGATCCATACCATCCAGAATTGTCTGAATGAGTTGATCCTGGAGTTCAGTGCGGTTCATCAGTTGTCATCCTCATCATTATGCTGCCACATCTTTCCAGAATAGACAGTCAGATTCTTACGGAGACGGATTGAATCATCAATCATCTCACCAACCTGTTCATAGATGTAGGAAGAACCGCCTACATCAGCGAGCACATCTTCAGTGAAGAGTGATGAGAAATAATCATCCTGATTGGTTTCCTCATTAAACTCAAATACATCGTGCTGAGTGAATAGAAACGCAGCACAGGGAGCGTTCTCACCTTGACTCTCAATCATCTTGTCGATTGAGTCACGAAGTTCAGAAAGTGTGCGGTACATTAGTTGTCTCCGAAGTTGTTGACAAGGAAATCTTCAAGTTCTACAAGTTCCACCTCATCCAAGGAGGAAATGTAGTTATGCAAAGTATCTACTAAAACGCCATCATTCTGTTTGCAGGTTTCATACAGAAACTCAAAGAGTTGCGTTTTGGTAGTCATTTCCTCAGTGGTGAATTGAAGTAACGAGTGAAGCATAGCACCAGGATGATACCAGTGGAGATCACACCGACCAGTCCCAGAACTGTCACACTATCGCCAGTGAAGTTGTAAGTGTCAATCATTGTCATCAAAGAGAGCGTGAATCTTGTTGCGAATGGCATAAACATCTTCTGAATCAAAGTCATCATCATCCAGAGCATGACCTACCATAGCATAGATCAGATCCCACTGATCTTCACTAAACAAAGCGCGGTAGATGTTTCGTGAGAGAGTGTCAGGCATGAGGTGTCTCAGGAACAAAGGTAATGTAGAACGGATTGGGGGATCTTGCAATCCCCCCTTGTGCCAGTTCTAAAAGTGTCTTATACTATAAATAATTATGAAATCTTTTGAATACCATAATGAAAGAGCATCCAATTTACAAGGGTTTCTTTATTACAGAGAATGGAGAAGTTCATTCAAGGCATAGAAAATTGCAAGGACAGATTGATAAGAGAGGATATTTAACTTTTCATCTCTATGGATATGGAAGAAAATCAGGACATAGAATGGTTGCAGAAACTTACATTCCCAACCCAAATAATCTTCCGCAAGTTAATCACATTGATGAAAATAAAACAAACAATAATGTAGAAAATTTAGAATGGATTAGTAACGCTGACAATGAACACCATTCTAGTTTTCTATGGACAATTCTTCACATTGAGAGTGGAGAACAATTTGTAATTAAAAACATTAAAAAGTGGGCAAGAGAAAATAATCTCAGTCAGGGAAACCTAGCAGGAACCCTGACTGGAGAAAGAAAACAGCACAAAGGGTATAAAGTAATTGAAAAGATTAAAAATCCCAATTACTTGCTAGAAAAGCATTGAAAGATTCTTCAGAACTAGGATAATCCTCATTCAATTCTGGGATATCCATGTCGAAGATTTCACCAGGAGCATCAGCAATCTCAGACCAGAGATCAGTGTCAAAGTCCATGAGAGGTGTGGTTGGTTGACTCTTGTAGTATAAGGGGCACCAGAGGCGCTTCCAGTGCCCTTGTGACAGTTTCTACGCTGTCACATAGTTAGGAATCTCAACGCGCTCTACAGGACCCTTCCAGTTGATCTTGTATGCTTTCCAGTTACCATTCAGATCGAATAGGTAAGCATACTCTTCACCACCAAGATTTCCACTCACAAACTCATCAAATGAAGTATGTGCAATCTCCAGTTCTTCTCCCCGCTCAGTATAATAAAGCGGTTGAGGTTCACGATCATTCTCATACATCAGATACCCTGCAGCATCAGAGATCCATTCTCCATTCTCATCTTTGAGTGCTTTGGAGTTCCATTCTCCACGGGTTCGCAGTGATGACATACCACCACCATCAATGAGTTCCATAACATCTTCACGATTCTGATAATGTTCTACCAGAATTTTACCAGTATGTTCGGGATAATTATCCCAATGACAGTAAACAGAAACAACGCTGTGGTCAGGCATCTCAATGCCGATTCTTCCTCTTGTCGCCATGATGTGGTTGGGGTGTCTGTGGTTGACTCTCTTAAGATACAGGAGTTTCAGTGGGGTGTGAATGGGTCTTGTGCCACTTCTTCAACTGTCACAAGGTCTTTGTATGTTTTCCATTTCCCATACGCTATATTTTTAATTCCTGATGTAGAATAACCATTTTCAATTGCCCATCGTTGTAATGCTTTGATGATAATTTCTCTTCCATCACTATAAACTATTCTCCAAGTTTTTGCTCTTGGATTGTTAGCACCCTTATAATTTTCATTTCTTTTGAGTGCATTCTTCTTTGCAATCTTTTTTTGCAGTAAAGAATTGGTGGTTAATCCTTTTGTCCCAGCATTCCAACTAGGAACAGTTTGGATGATAGTATAAGAATCTGGATGCAAATATATCCAGTCATCTCCATTTATGCCAAAACATTCATTCAATGAACGAACATTGAGTCTTTCCATCTGCTTCTAAATTAAGGTCGCATGAGTATTTATAATAAAATGGGGTGGATTTCTCCACCCCTCTCTAAAAGTGCGACCTTGTTAGAGCATTATTATTTAGTATAAGGGTCTGGTGGGGGATCTTGCGACCCCCCTTGTGCCAGTTCAGAAACCGTCCATTGCATCTTCCAGCGAAGTAATCAACCCATCAAAATCTTCGCTCTGCGGGAGAACCGTGATCAGGGTGTTGACCAGATCAGCACCATACTCTTCGCGGAGTTCATTCAGATACTCTTTGCGGTTTGCGTATCCGTTGTCAGTGTAGATGGACATGGGGTGTTCAGGGGTGTGGGTTGACTTGTTCAGTATAGGGCACCGGAGAGACTCCTGTGTGCCCCGTGGACAGTGTTCAGAGTGTCACAGGAGGTCTGCGTACTCTCCCGATTCCAAAGCGTCTTCCAGGGCGATTACAAGACCGTCGAAATCTTCTGACGATGGTAGCACACCAATAAGGATGTCAACCAAATCACCGTACTCCTCACGGAGTTCGTTCAGGTACTCAGTGCGATTGGCGTAACCGTTGTCTGTGTAGATGGTCATGAGTGGTTCAGGTGTTGAACGAGTTCAATCTACATCAGAAAAACGTGAGTTGCACTGCCTCATAGGACGGTTGTTTTTCTGTCACAAGGAGGTGGATCCGTTCCAATTGATCTGTGCTTTCGCGTACAGGAGACCCATCCTCGGTGTCGAAGAGTCCATAAGAACTGATCTGGGTGTGGTACAATGTCTCACCCTTCTCATAATACGCAATATTGTCTTCGATGAAGATCTTCAAAATGGATCAAACTCCTTCACACTCACATGAACATTCTCATCACCTTCTAGGTCTAGAAGGTCTTTCCAATCTATATCATGCACATCTAGATCATCATAACAGTCTATATCTAGAGTGACCATGACCCTGCGCTTCTGCATTAGCATAAGAACTCGTTGTGAATGTGTACTAGATTCTATCATGCATAGTGGCGATATGCAAGATCTTGATAATCTTGCCCATCTCGTGCATAATCCTCGTCGAGATCTGATGTGCCTAATTCGGCATATGAATACTCGTCGAGATCCGCGTAGTCGTTGCTGTATGTATAGTCGAGATCGTAGTCGTCGTACATAACTCGTCGAGATAACTGTGTTTATTGTAGCACAAAACTCGACTAGATGCAAGGAATGCAGGTCTCGTCGAGATCATGAGAATATATAGGTCTTATGATAAGAGAATGTCATATAACGCTAACATTCTATAAGACTGTGTGAGTCTCATGAGGGTGTGCCAGTTTTTTGACCGTCCTGGGGCTTGACAAACTGCGCGTCTTATGATACGCTCGCCAAACTTGCATAAGAATCAGACGTTTATAAAGTATTATAAGGTATTATAAGGATTTAAAGAGGTATTATAAGGATTTAAAGAGGTATTATAAGACCCTATTCTCAACAATATTCTCAATTGATTCTCAATAATTATTCACTTATTGAGAATAAACAAATATCAAGAAATCCTCATATATAGATATAACACGCAAATATATTTTATTACAGTATCATGGCATACATTTATTCCATCACAAATTTAGAAAATCAAAAGGGATACGTAGGAAAAACAACTCAACCGAATCCATATGATAGATGGAAACAACATATACAACTGGCAAAGAATAAAAACAACTTAAATGAAAACAATTCAGCACACAATATGCCTATTATAAGAGCAATCAGTAAATATGGTGTAGATAAGTTTAAGTTTAGAGTATTAGAAGAATGTAATGATGAAATTATAAATGAACGTGAAACCTATTGGATTGAAAGATTAGAAACTTGTGGTAAAAAAGGATATAACGTTACTCTTGGTGGTGAAGGTGTAAAGAAACCACGCAAATATTGGGCAAATCATCCACATTCTAAAGCAGTGAGTTGTTATACATTAGAAGGCAAATGGGTACGTGATTATGATACAAGAGGATTAGCAGCATATGACATACTAAACCGTAGACCAACAAAAAGTGAACGTGAGTGTATT